AACGATATTCAATACCACTCAATATAGAATCACCATATAATTTTAAATCAGGGTCATACCCTAACCCCATAGTCATTTCTTTAGTTTTTTGATAATGAGATAAAAATACATCATCATCGTGTTCACTTCCATAATCAAGAAACTTATCTTTTAATAATGAAAAGTGAGTAAGAATGTATCCATTATAATTATTATCCCATAATCTATCAGCAAGTGAAAATTGAACTGGAATACCTCTCCAATATACAAAAATAGGAAAATTTAAAAAATCCTTATATGGTAATTTATAATTATTAGTATACTTTTCAACCAACTTAGAAATTAAATCATCCATCCAGATCACCGCATCAATATCACTATCTGGTCTACAATCTCCTCTTGCAACTGAACCTCCTATTGATATATCATACACCTTTTCATCTGATAAAACTGATTTTTCCCTCATTGTTTCTACAATAAAATCCCAAAAATCCTTTTTCATATAAGGTGTCCAATCTTTTATTGGACGAGTTGCATTACGTAAATTCATTTATTAATTATAATTAGTGTTAATTACAATTCTTCTTTTATAATTAACTGGAGAGTAACCTGTATGTATATAATGACCATTAAAAAATACTATTCTATTTTCCTTTGGTAATATTTTCTTCTTTACAGTAAGTTCTAAATCACTCCAATCAGTTTTATTTCCATCTAACGCTCTTTGTTTTTCATTGAAAATAACGGTTTTGGCATCAGAGTCCATAATATAAAAGATAGTTGAAATCAAATTAGGTTTATAAGGTGTAAAATCAACATGAGGCTCATGCTGATATTTTTCTGTAGAACTGCGTGTAACCATATCTAAACGACATCTAAGAATATTATCTCTATCGCAGTAATCTTGAGCTTGATGTATAAGTCCAGAAAGTAAATATGAAGTTGCTTCTTCTACAAGCATATTACGCTCTTTAACTATATGATTATGAAACCCATATGATCTAACATCTTTAGTTTGATTCTTTGTAGATATATTACCATTAAAATGCCAAGGTTGATTATCGGACATAATTACATTTTTTATTCTAGTAAAATACCGAGGACTTAAAAAATCATCTACAACTTCTATATCAATCTTTTTCATACTCTTTCCATCCACACCTTAAAAGTGTAATATGACTTGAATCATTCCACCAACCAACTTCCGCATATATAGTATCTATGTTATCATCTTTTGCTAAATTCATAATTGAATAAATTAATTGTTTTCCATGACCTTTACTTCTAAATTCTTTGTTAACATATAAATTGCAAAGTATATTTTCTACAGAATTAAACCAAACCCATCCTGTTATATAGTTGTTTATATTCAGTACATTAAAATACCAACCAGTTTCAAGTCTACTAATAGCATCTTCAACAGACCACATTCCATCCCAATTTAATTCTTCCTGAAAGTTTTCTATTTCTTTTTCAATCTTTTTTTTATATTCACCAATCCATTGAATACGTTCTATATCAGATTCAATTTTAACTTTTTCATATTCTAATAAATCGCGTTTATAGTTCACTTATTTTCATTTATATTTAAATATGTTAATTCATCATAACTTCCAATCTGACCCTGTAACATAACATTTCCGGAAACAGTTACTCTATAATCATCAATTTCATTAGGAGCTGTGTAATGTATTAAATATGATGGCCAAATTGTAAGTAATCCACTTCTAGGTTCAATTCCGATCTGCTGTGAATTTTCTGGAATATTAAATTTTAATGAAGGTTGAAATGAACCTTGGGCAGTTTGTTGTAGCACAAACGGAGCATCTTGTCCAGCAATAACAAAATTCCAAGATAAAAAACTATTATAATGTCTATGTGGATGAATAGACTCTGTTTTTTCATAAACATTTGCCCAACATTGTGTTGTATAAAATCCATCATGATGATAACCAAGTGAATCCATATAATTTGATATATTTTCATTAACAAAATCTATTAACTTACCAAAAACTTCTCGATTATGTTGTAATGGACCACTTTGCCACGGATATCCCCGAGTTGCCCATGTTGGATGATACTGTTGATTTATTGAAGCTGTAGTACTTGATTGTTCATTACGTTTATCGATATTATAATCTTCAAGTATTGTATCCTTTAAAGTATTTATATATCCTATATCATTAATTTCAGCGTTAGCTATTCCAGTTGGGAATATACCTAACATTTGAAAATTACTCATCACCCAACTCTAATCCAGTACCTTCTGTAAACAATTTTGGCACCACTCCACAATTTCCACAACTATACACTTGAACTGGCGCTATCACATCCTGTCCAGTAGGTGACATTATTGCTGAAACTTTTTTTATTACATATGACATAATAAAAAGATAATTACCACATTCTTCACATACTACATTATCTGCTTTAGATATATCTACTTGAACACCTTTCTGTTGTGGTTTAGGTAATGGTTTTCTTGGTTTTAAACTCATTCTAGCTCCTCTAAATTAACTGTTGCAACACCATGTTTCTGCACTACTTTTGTTGTACATTCTTGTGCAAACTTAATTGATTCATATATATTATTTGTATCTAAATAACCACGAACTAATCCTGCAATAAAAGTATCTCCTGCTCCACTCACATCCTTTACAGGAACTTTTTTAACTTGATACTCTAATCCTTTATATCTACACCCATTACTACCCAACGTAACAATAAGTTTATCCTTAAATCCATCATCAGATAATAGTTCATAATTCTTTTTGTATTCTAACTCATTTATCTTAATGTAATCTGCGTCTTTAACCCACTCACCAAGTTTCTTTTTAGTATCTATAAATACATTCTTATTATTCTCACAAATATGTTGAATATCTTCTTCTTCTAAAAATCCTTTACAATAATCTGAAACGATAACTGCATCATAATGATCTTCTACTTGTGAATCAAATCCAAATGGTGGTTTTTTAAATTTATTTTTTACAAGACCACTTAACAAATTTTTATCAATTCTCTCACAACTATCATGTTCATCTACCCTTAAAACCATTTGACCTGAGCGGGTTTCTACATATCTTATCTTTGTAATACTATTTTTATTTGTTACCGTATGAATATGCATATCTAATGCTTCAACATTATTTGCAACATTTTTTGCCATACCACCATTTTTTTCTTCGTGGGTTGGTTTAAAAACTGGAACAGGTGCTTCTGGACTTATTCGTTCTATGTCACCATATATAAAAACATCCTCACAACTATCTCCTATAACTAAAACATTCATTTTATAACCTCTAAATTATTTCATCAATCAATCCCAGAGCTTTACAAGTTTTTGCATCCCACAACAAATCATGTTTCAATATTTCATCTATTTTTTTCATCGGAACTTTTGTGTATTCCTTATATACATTCTTAATGGTAGTCATCATCAAATCAAGATTCTGTTTCTCATCCTCAAACTCTGAATACTTTCCCCAAAAAGTGGTAGATAATTGATGAATCAACATATAAGAATTTCTACTCATAAATCGCTTCTCACCTACTATTGAAATAAATGTTGCTGCACTTGCACAGAATCCATCTACATAAGTATGAACTGGAACTTTACTTCTGAGTATACTATCCATTGATGAGATACCTGCAGTAATTGATCCACCACCTGAATTTATAAATATTTTTAATGTAGGTGGCTCTATATCTAAATTATGGCCAAGTGTCAAACTTTTAGATTCTAGCTCACCTAACTTTTTATTTAATTCTGATGCACTATCTCTATTTACTCCAGCATAGTAATAAATTTTATTTTCATGAACTGATATATGTTTTTCCTCTTTTGATCCACCATTAAGTTTACTACTTGTAATACTCTTTTTTGGAGATTCTCCCCAATATTTATCTTCTTTCATCGTATCTCCTGTAAAATTTCAATTAACATTGCCATCGCATTTATTTCTTTATCTACAACCTGACTATCTGATTGTTCATATTTAGCTATCAACAAAATAACCTCTGCTATATGTCCGCTACCATAAATATCAACTTCATCATATAGTAATCTGAAAAAGTCTGCAAAATCTGTAACTTTTGCGTCCGCCAATATCTGCCTTATTTCAGTAAAAGTTTCTTTTTTAGTTTTGCCAGATTTTAAAACTCCTAATATCTGTAACTTATAATCATTTAAAATAATCTCTCTGGCATCCATCCGTAAAATACCATCTACAACCTGTCTTTGTGATGTATTTATAACCTTTCTTATATCAGGATATGCTCCATTGACAATTGTAGCTATATCATCTACTTCAAATTTTACATCTTCATTAGTTAATATTGTTGATAAATGAACAGCTACTTCTTTTTTAGATGGTGGTACTATCTGGAATGATTGACACCTCGATTGTATTGGATCAATAATTCTTTCCACATAATTACAAGTTAATATAAATCTACAATGTCTTGAGAATGTTTCCATTAGATTACGAAGAGCTGCTTGAGCATTTGGTGTAATATAATCACACTCATCTAAAATAATAACTTTTAACGCCTTAAATCCTAAGGTGGATGCAAATCCTTTAATTTTTTCTCTAACTACATCTACACTATTTTCATCACTAGCATTTATGTAAAGAAAATCACACTCTATAGAATTTGCAATAATTTTTGAAATCGTAGTTTTTCCTGTACCAGACCTACCATAAAATAACAAATGTGGGGGATCATTAGTTTCTATAAAAATACTAACTTTAGACTTTAAATGCACATTCCCGATATAAGTATCTAATGAAGTAGGTCGATACTTTTCATTCCAAATACCGTGATGTTCTATTTCCAAAATTCAAACCCCTTCTCGGCAGTTTCTATTTTTATCTTTTCTTTTAAAACTCTAGACCTTGATACCTTACAATAGTTTTCTGAAATTTCAAATCCTATATATTTTCTATCAAGATTTACTGCAGCAACTGCCGTTGTTCCACTACCCATAAATGGATCTAATACTATATCATTCTCATAAGTCATAAATTTAATAGCTCTAACTGGTATATCAAGACTAAAATTTGCTTCTGTCATTCCGTGAGTTTCTGCAAAATATTTCCACAAACCAGATACAACTTCCATAAATCCTTTCTTATCTTCATCTGAATCAGTCCAATAAGATTTACCTTTTTCTAGCTTTTTCCATTGATCTTTATAACCTATCAATACACATTCTTTTGGATTATGCATATAAGGTGCAGAAGCTGATAACCAACTTCCCCATGCAGAAAGATTTGCCTTTTGTGGTGCTTTTTCAACTAAATCCGCAATTCCTCCAAAACCAAAACCAATCTCTTTCATCATTTGATGGTATTCAGATGATAAATATATTCTATGATGTCCACCTAATTTTTTCATATTAACTTCATATGGTATATTTACTGCAATCCTACCATCTGGTTTTAACACTCTGTAGATTTCTGTTAACCAATCTTTTGAAAATTGCATATAATCTTCTAATCTTAAAGTATCATTCCAATTATCATACTCTATACCAACATTATATGGTGGTGAAGTAACACAAAGATCTATAGATTCTTCTAATATATGAGTTTTAAGACCTTCTATACAGTCTAAATTATATATATGATTAGTCCGCATTTTGTGTCGCTACTAAATTATAAACTGCATAATAATCATCAACCTTAAATGTAACTCTAGATAATCCTTGTGTAGAAATTTCTAATTTTCCACTACTACATTCTTTATTAGCTTGTAGAATTCTACCAAATAAAGTAGCATTAAAAGATAACAAATCTAAATCTGCAAAATCTTCAACAGTAATTGGAATAGTTACTCTATCTGTATTAATAGTAGAGTGTCCTATAACACAATCGCACGTTTCTCTATCCTTATCTGTTACTATTGTAAATGTTTCTTTTTCTGTTAAAGCATTTTTACCAGATATAAACCTAGCCATAAAATTACTATCCATCTTTAATGTTAAAGCAAACTCTGGCTCGTTCTTCATAACTGGAACATTTGTTATTACACTTTCATCACTCAGCATGAAATTAATACTAGCATTTACATCTTCTACCTTAATTGATATTGCAGTTTCTTCTGATCTCAAAACAGTTAATTTGACATCATCGTCTAACACATTCAACATACGAGAAAGTTGAGCAGTATTATAAATTCCTAATCTAATATCTTCAAATTGAAAATTATCTAAAACTACCGTACCAAGCAATGATTTTTCAAGAGTAATGAAATTAGTTTTTAATACATTATCTTTTACAACCCAAACCACTGAAGTTACATTATCACCAAGTGAATATTTTGAAATGAATCTTTCTAAAAGAACTTTATTCATTATTTTACATCTCCTACTTATTATTTATTAATTAAAAATGTTATATATACATATATATAAACAATTAAACCTAAAATCAAAAAAATCTTTCTAACGTATACCGTTTGTCAATTGGGTTATCCCATCCCATAGCTTGATAAAACATATTAATCTTTTTACTCAATGCCTGATTATACATTTTATCTACATCTATATAAGTTTTTATATACTTCAAAACTTCTGAAGGATCTTCATATCCTTTATATGCTAGTACTGGTAAATTTAATGGATTCTGTTTCAAGTATACCCACTTAATTTTTTCACCGTTAGCTATTTTAGGATATTTTTTTATATTATTATAATCCAACATATCATTATATGCCATAGAAGCCTTAACATGAACTGGAGTAGCTTTCTCATAATATGTTGTAATCATCTTTCCACCATATATATTTACAGGCAACCCACTCTCTCTATCCATACTACACTTAAATTTATCTATCCGTTTTACGCCAGTTGGTGAAGAAATTTCATCAAAATTCATAGCTTTCATTGCCTTTTTAAAAGTAAAAATCCTTTCATCAATTTTTTCTTTTGGAACTGCCGCAAGTATATCATCTAAAATTTCAGATAACAAATTCTTCATAGCTACTGCAAAAGAACTACGAACTGTATCCAATCCTTTAACTTGAATTTTATTAACCTTACGACCATCTTCATTTATAATTCGCATTCCATATCTCTTTTTAACAATAAAAAATGCAGACTTAGCAATAACTTCTTGTTTAATTTCATAGTAATGTTTATCTAAATTACAAAACTTTTTAGCAAATAAATCATAACTTTTATTTAAAAATCCTTGTATCTCGTTCGCAATATTAATAATATGTTGAGTCATTATTGCTTCAGCATTAGTATCAATCCCCTTATGTCTTGATTTAACCAACGGTGTGGCCGATGCAAAAATAGAATCAGTATCTATATATATAACATAATTTTCATCCGTTGTACCTAACTCTTTATTATAATATAAATTAACAAGTTTTTTACTAAATTTAATAAGTTCTTGTCCTGTCAAAGTAGTAGCTTCAGCATTGTCCACATCATAAAACCTAAAAACAGGTAATCCCAATACCCCATATAATGAATTCAATAATATTTTCTGTAAATATTGTCGTCTATCATAATATTGAAACTGTTTTTCATTTCCTTCTTCATGAAATTGTTTTGCCAATCTTCTATACTCTACCCTAGTATTAAACCATTGAGATAAAATAGCTGGAATCAATCCCTCTTTATCCATTCTATATAAAACTCCATTAGAACCTACAGAAACATTAGTATTATTAAAATAATTCTTTAATTCCGTTTCACTATATTTACAAATTTCCTCTTTACCACTCATTAATGTATAAGTTTTTACATTATCTTTCTTTATAAATTCTGCAGCATCCCAACCTAAAATTTTACCAACTTTTGTTTCTGGTGAAATATTTAGCGACCTGATAACGCTGGGGTACATTGATGTAACATCTAAATCATAAACCCACTCATGTCTACCTTTAATTGGATCTTGAACATAAGCTCCTGCAAATTTGTCATTCTTACTCATCAACTGTCTACCATACGGATTTTTATTAGGTACTACAATATTTCTCTTTTTACAATAAGTTAAAATAGATCCTTCTAAATAACGAGAACTCATATAAATATCTTCATATGGTACATGACCAATATGGCATATACCCCTAGATATTTCAATATAATCTAGTTTTTTATCTAATTCTACAACAATATGAACATCATTTAAATTATACTTTACAAATTTCTTTCTATCATTTTCATATAACTCATTTAAAGTACCTTCATAAGAAACTTTTTTAACACCAACTTCATTCTCTCCTACATTATCTAACCTATAACTACTAACTTCGTTTGGAGTAAATTTCTTATATATTCCTAAATAATCTAATGCTGATACTCCTGCTATTTCAAATTTTTGTCTATATTCGGAATATTTAACAACTCCTATTGGTGATAATAAATTAGCTATCTCAGTACCTAATAATTGTAAAGCCCTATTATACAAATATGGTACATCAAAATTATCTATATTCCATCCAGTAATAATAGTAGGTCTTATCTCATTATACTTCCCAAAAAATGCATTTAACAGTTCAACTTCTGATCTGAATCTAACTACAGTATTATTTTCATTTTTTAACATACCATCTTCTGATTCAATCTCAAGTTTATTCTCTGGATCTAAAACATAACAATAATATTCGTCTGTAAGACTATCCCATAATGCAATAGAAGTTATT